GTACCACTGCTGCGCGTACTTGGTATGAGGGGCGAACTTCTTGAATTGTGCCAACGTAATCATCTGTCGTACATCCTCTCAATCTGAATCTCACGCCTTAGTTCCCGCATCTTCCTCACCTCAGTCACCGCCGCTTGGGTCGCAAAGTACATGTCGTAGTACATAAACGCTAAGATCGGCATCACAATAAAGAACATCAACAGCACTGCCAGCACCACGACAATCAGTGACCAAGGGACATCCTCTGCATCGCGCTTCTCGTTGTTAGCCACATTATTCCCACCGCCCATAGAACTACGAAAACCACCGCCGAGACCCATGCCACCTTTGACTTGATTTCCGCTATTCTTCTTCTGCGTCGCCATGATGCTATCTGTGCCAGTCTAAGTTCCTCTGCGTGAGCCGCCTCCTGCTCGGCAACGATCCGCTGCCACATCTCTTCAAACTTGCCCCACAGGGCACCCAGCTCGGGCGGAGCCTTGTACACCATCGTCTCGCGTATTTCAGTCAGCATAGCGTCCAATCTTGACGTTATCAATATACGCTTCAATGCCCGCCTGCCAATACTTTCTTCGCCCTTGTAGACCTGTTTTGCCTCGATCTGCTCCTTCAGGAACACCTTACTAATTGAGTCGTACGCATCCATCAACGCGCCCAACTGGTTGCCAATATCCGTGAACACATCGTTCGGGTCGGCCTTGGCTATCTCCTGCACCCGCTGCACTTCCGCGTGATACTGCTGCTTCTGTACAGGTGTAGGGTCTACCAGCTTGTTGTACTGCTCCTTTAAATCCTTCAACACGTCGCTGACATCACCCGCCGCGCCCTTGATCTCTTTGTATAACTGGCATCCTTTCTTGACCGCAGCGACAGCGGCATTGGCTGCGGCAAGTAGTGTTAGCGGGTCAATTTATTCCTCCGTCACCGAAAGGCTGGGCCACCAATCCACAATACCAACGACCTACGTATCCCTTTTGTAACCGGCGCAACACGGTGTAGTGTGTACGAAGGAAAAAACCAAGCGCGGCCTTTTGCACACTCTAGCGTTTGCGCTTCGTCGTTACTTGTCTTTACTTGGAATTCGCCACCTTCAAATTCTGATGGGTCGGATAACAACATCGACAGTGAGAGTTTGCGGGGAGTATGTCTATCCTGCGGCGAAGCATCTGTGTGCCAGTCGTAATGTCCTTGCTGTTCTTCTGTGTACAAACCTAACTGCATAGGCTCATGGAACCCAGTCAAATCAAAATGAAAGTACCGACTGTTTACTTCTGCTACAGCGTTTGCAAGCTTCTCCCAAATCTGTACTAGCTCAGGTTTCATACCTACCCATGCAATTTGACTTGCTCTTATGTTTGCATCCACGCTGTTACTATTGCCACTACCGCCGATACAACCCGCTTGTAAATTTAACCACTCCGGTTGCGCCAATAGCAGATTAATATCTTCGTTAGATAAAAACCCTTCCCAATATGCAAGGTGGTCTTTGCCGGGAATGTTGCGTGATGGTATTGGGTAAATCATAAGTATGCCAACGGTTTATGTGTCCAAGGATTGACAGCCACTGATAATCGAGTGCCCGTATAGGGTTCAACGCTATGCAAAAGATTAGGTGCAAACACAATCATTCGATTAGTAATCGGCCTTACAGTATCTGTAGTTGTTACAAAGTTGCCACCAACGACATCAATATCTGCGTAATACACAACACTGCAAATAGGAAACTTCAATTCGCCCGTCTGCTCGTACAGTTTTTCGTCTTTGTCAACATGCCAATCTGGACGTGTGCCGTAATGCGCCCAGTACTCAGCACCAACCATACTAGACAAATCAAAATATTTACTTGCCTGCCTTAGTAACAACGCCATCGGTGAATCATTGTCTTCCAACGACGCTATCGCACTTTCCTCCCACTGCATCTTGCGAGCATCGTCACCTTGTGCAAAATACCCAACGACTGCTTGTCGGTGCGGCTCATCTAAAACATCATCTAATACAACTAACATTTGTTTAAGAACAAACTTAACGTAAACCTATATTGCGACGCTATGTGAGATTGCGGGCGTATCGTATGTGGAATCTTTGCATCAAACACCACAAGCCGACCGGGGCTGTAAGGCGATGCAAACACTACATCTTTGCCGTCTTCACTAAAAAATAATGTCTCTCCATGCCAACCATCAAACCATTCTAGGTTTACGTAATAAAGCAATACTTTGTCTTCCGGATGCGTATGAGTATAGTTTGTATCCGCCGCCGTTGACAAATTTAGAACAGCTTTGCTCAGTGTGTATCCATTCAGTTCATTGCCAGCTTCTGAGGCAAGTATTTTCTCTATGATTCCTAGCCTGCTTAAATCATCCTCTGAGTACGCCGAATGCAAATTTGCATATGATTGTTTTTCAGCTATATCAGTGTCAGCCCATCCAATTGCAAACAACGAGTTACGCGCAAACGTATAAACAGCGCTTCTATAAAACGCATCGAACAAATTGTCGTAAACACATACACGCTTGCCGTGTTGAAAAAACATTTCTTTCATTTGCTTTCCATGGCAAACGTACGATTTTTGCCGTAGGAGTAGTTATCCCGCACTGTGCTATCGCCCGCTTCCGACGTATATTTACCGTGCTTACGCACGAAATGTAAAAACACTTGCCCAGAGTAGTATCCTTCAGGGCCATCACACGCGTCACGCCAGTGTTCTATATCACAGCCGGGGTATATAACGCCGTCCCCTTCGCCAAGATCAAGACGCTTACCACCCATGTATATGGGCCACGCATAGTGATGCGACCTGCCAAGCTGTATAGTTATGCTGACCTCGCAGGCGGGACGATCAGTATGTTTCTTTAATACGTCGCCATTGCTATACAACCTTGCGTACGCATAGGTAGGAATTAACTCCTCGCCTGTAGTTTGCTCAATGACGGGCCAAAGTCGTTCATGCAAAGTCTCGAACATATATTCATGATCAAGAACAGCTTTTGCGTTTGGTATCTGCTCGTCCCCACCGGGTTTCAAGTCTGATTGGCGTAACAAAACATGCGTAAAGAAATGACAAAACTCTAACGGCAACAACTTCGGTAAGTACAACACATTAGTCATAGAAGTCTCTCTCTAGCTTCTTCAAACGGCATATTTAAAAATACTTGTATCAGCTTACGGGCGTCTGACTTCCCGACAACTGCATGTGGCTGTCTAGTGTTTAATAACCAAACATCTTCATCTTGCGCCATAAATTCTTCTGTTGGTGTCAAGAACCCGTCATTCACCAGATAATATTTGTTGCCATTGTCTTGTGTTATACCGTCTAGTTGAGCAATTTTCCCTTCATAAAACACTGTTTTGGCACTGCTTGCTTTTTCGTAGATGTTAACTACGCAGTTTTCTTCCGTATGTACGTGTGGTTTTAGCGGGCGCACCGTAGAGTAGTTTATACCGCTACAAGTAGCAGCTACGTCATTCGGGAAACGCGCCAGTATTGCGTCGTAAATACGTTTTGGTACGTAGCGCCGAACAACTCCGTATTCTTCTTCTAGTACATGACTACCTAAAGTCCGCGTTTGCCTTACTGCGTACCAACTAGGTTCGGGCTTTAACGCTAACTTAGCAGCATACTTCATGGGAAAATTAAACCGTATGCGTTCCCGATAGCCAACACAGTTTTATCACCAGACACAAATTCAACTTGCCGCCCCGCCGGAATCGTTCTACCTGCAACCTCTATAGAAGCGTGGATTAAAAATAACTTGGTGCCGTGCGGCACTATGGTTTCCTGCCCGTCAGCTAGTGAAAACACTCCCACATTAGGTATAGGCGGTGTTTTGTTTGAGTTACTAAACGGGCTAATGCACCACAACTCTAGTTCTTCGGGCAGTGTTGTTCTCCACGTACCCTTGGGATACGGCAAAGTTACCGTGCAATCTCCTGCGGTTCTTGTGATTTGTTCTTGTGTATCTAGATTAATTAGAACATCTGTACCTTTTGTATAAAACCATACGTAAGGAAATACATCACCTACTGTGAACACGTTGTTAACAACAGGATCACTTATAAAAATCTCGCCCGCAGCAAAAACATTTTTAGCGACAAGATAATTAAAAGCTAAATAAGATCTTGTGTACATACTTACACCTCTATAACAGGATCAGTCGGAGGAGGGATCAGTTCACTTACTGGGTACGAGTTTTCTTGCCCAACCATAGCGCGGTATTTAGCAACTTTTACAGGGTCGGCAATAAACTTTTCCTCACGCTCCTGCTGTTCAGCATGGTACATCCCAGCTGTCGCTATCCGTTTTTTAATTTCAGCAGGGTCATTTACATCAGGCCACATATTCATAGGTTGGTAAGCATATGAGGGGTAGTCATCAGGGTTTTGTGATTCAGTTGTGTCTGATGCAAAAGACACGATCAATGAATAAGAGGCTTCATCAAACGCATGTATTTTCATGTAAAGCGTGTGCATACCATACTCCTATTAAGCTACGTTACCTTGCCGCGTACCCGTTACAGGCCAAGTGACAAATGGGTTTCCAACAATATAGTTACCAGCTGAACCTCCACTACCGCCTGTGTTGCCCCGTATAAAAAAGTTTGGTGTGGGTCCTGTTGGGGCAGGTCCACCACCTGCACCTGCTGCGCCACGTCCGCCTCCTGTGCCACCACCGCCACTGGTGATTCCAAACCCAGCAGGGTTTGACCTAGCCGGGCCACCTGCACCGCCAGCGGGGGAAGTACCAGCACCGCCCGGATTACCCGGACCCGTGTTGAGCGCTGGGCCCCCACTAGCTGCCCCGCCACCACCGCCCGCACCGCCAGTAGACCCTGAACCGCCACCGCCGCCACCGCCGCCATACCCGCCGCTAAAAGCTCCTTTAGGGGTATATACACGTAAGCCTGCGCCACCACCGCCACCGCCACCGCCACTAGCTATGGTTCCGTTATTAGTTACTACGGTTGGGCGATTTACATATAGCGCATTACCGCCGCCACTACCTGGACCTCCGGCGTCTCCGGGCATTTGTGCTGATGGAGGAGTGGTAGCTGCACCGCCATTACCCGCAGCGCCGCCACAACCTTGAATCAACCCATTATTAACAATTCTAACGGTATCGCCGGGGTTAAACGACGATGGTACAAGCATTGCATAAGCAGGTACTGACGTACTACCAACCGTGACTCCGGGGTTAATTGTCACTGTAACGTCTGAAATACCCGCAACATAACTTGGACCTCGATTGGCGTACACATCGTAACTATTTGTGTTTGCTGCAATTGTAAGATTAACTGCAATACGGTTTGCCGAACCATAGAAGTTCCCCATCGAAATTGTGCCCGATGTCGGAATAGCAGCATTTGTGGGGGAGTTAGGAACCAGCCCACCACCACGATAGTATTCGCTCAGTGAATGAGGTACCGTGCCACCAAACTCGGTGGCAATTGTGTTCATCGATATAGCTACGCCGGGGCCGGGAATAGGCATTTCTAGCTTCCTTTCTTCAACGCCTCTACTTCAGCACGAAGTTCTTTTATGGCTTCTACGATAAGCGGCAACGCACGTTCATATCGTATCGTCAGGTAATTGTTATCTACTGGTGCTGGTGCCACGATCTCTGGCAGTATTTCTTGCATCTTCTGCGCGGACACACCGACTTCGCGCTTTGCCTCGTAACCCAGAGCCTGCGCAGTCTCGTTAGCCTCGTAGTAGAAACCGTCCAGTGAGCACAGCTTATCTAGCGCATCCTCAATCTTGCCAAGCTTAGTCTTCAGCCGGTCATCAGAGTAATAAGCAGTGACATCGCCTGTTGCAACAATCTCGCCGCCAGTGCCGGTAGCCGCCGCGCCCACCCCTAACGAGCCAAATTGAACGCTTGAGCCCGTGCCAATATTTTGTGGTGTAGATAACGTAATCGATCCAGAACCGTTTGTGACGACTACTTGGTTTGCCGTACCAGTTAACGTAGCTTTAGTAAGCGTATTTCCTGTGGTGTTACCAATTAGAAGCTGCCCGTTAGTGTACGAAGTTTGCCCAGTCCCGCCGGACGCTACTGGTAATGCTGAAGGTAAATAATTAAGTGCAGAAACTACGTTGACGCCGTCAGAGAATACAATCGTAGTACTGTTTGTAGGTATCGTTACACCCGTACCCGCCGCAGTTGTATTGCCAAGCACCGTTGAACAATAGACGGTTGCGTCATACGCGCTT